ATTAGCAAGAGTTGCTCCTGCTGGCCTTACTGCTACTCTAATAGTGTCTGCTGCCCCTCCAGTATTAGCCACATTTAAAGTGGATACTATTGTGGCATTAGTCGCTGTATATAGCGTAGTTGCACTCGCAGCGCTTGGTGCGCTCTGTGCTAGTACTTTATAGGTTGGCATTAGGATAGATCCCCAATCACTGTGAAGTTATTGCTGCTAGTACAAATGATTGTACAAGCTGAAAACTGTGCTCTTAAATCAGGTGCTCCTGATGTTGCACCAGTAGAGGTAAGTACGCTGGTTCCATTATTTCTAATCTGAACTGCTCCTGCTCCAATACGTTGCACATTAATCTGTTGACCTGTAGTAAATACACCGCTAGGTACTGTTAGTGTTAATGTTCCAGCATCACTCATAGTAATTAACTTATTAACATCACCTGCTACTAAAGTATAGTTAGCAACTTTAGCAGATATTGTTAAATCTAAGTTAGGTACTGCAGGTGCTGCCCACTTGAGTCCAGTTGCGGTTGAAGAGTCTGCTGTGAGGACTGTATCGTTTGCACCCACTGCAAGGCGAGTTACTGTAGCTGATGCAGTTGCTGCAAGAACATCACCTTTAGTAGTTACAGTTGATTCTGGTATTGCAGCATCTGCTGTTAATACTCCTGCGTTAAAAAATGTTAAGTCATCAGAGGTTAGAACGTGACGAACTGTTGCTCCTCCTGAGTGTGATACTCCTGAGGATCCTGCTCTTGCTCTAACGATAGTAAAGGTATCTGCTGCTACTGCCGTAGCAAAGACAATTTCTTCATTAGTTGTATCTGGATCAATAGCTAATGTGAACTGATCTACGTTACCTGCAGCAAGGGTTACACCACCAAGCAGTGCTGAACCCGTACCTGTGGCTACTGTTAAAGTTGTCTGGCTATTAGATATACCAGATGCAAGCGTTGTCTCAACGCTGATAGACGAATATTTACGGGTCATTTATTTCCTTACTTTGTGTAATGTAATCTAATTGGGAATTTATCTTGTAGTTTCAAAGCCTCTTCGTTAAGTCTTTGTTGATACAAAGCGTAGATATAACGAGAGTTATTTGCTCCAGCTCCTGAAGGAATCTTAGAGTCTGCAAGATCTGACTCTGCTGAAGTAAGACTTATTCTTCCTGAGTCTATAAAGGATAGTAACTTATAGGCTGCACCTAGTGTTACTACATCTTGACTTGAAGCAGGAAGACCAGTTACATCAGCAAAGTCATCTGAATTACTATCTAAAGTATCTGGAGTAGTTGTGTAATAAACTTGAACTGTTCTACCAGGTTGTATGTTCTCATAAATGTTAATTGTGTTAGTGGTATTAAAGGTAGCGATATTAGCCATACCATCTGCTCGCCAGCGATTAACTGGTAGCCACTCTTTAGATGAACCAGTTGTCTGCCAAGATACAAACAAGATTTGTTCTAGATCATCAGGTAGTGCGTAGGTAGTTTGGCTTGCATTGAATGTAAAGGTAAATGAATCTACTGCCCATAGTTTAGGATAAAGACTATTGATAGTATCGTTGATAGCCTTCTTAATAGATACTCTAGGAAATGATGGGGCTAAAGTTACTTGAGCATATTGAGCGTGTGCTGTAGGAGTACTGTTCTGGAATCCTCTACCAAAGCCTGGTGCTACGTTTAGAGTATTAGATGCAGCAGTAAAGTTATCAATCCAAATTAATTCATCATCTATTTCAATAGTACCTTTAGCAAGGTTTGATGCAGAACCAACGATCATACTAGTAGCAACGCTACTGATAGCAGCATTGAGGTAGGTCAAACGATCCTGCTTCAAGGTATAACCTTGCAGGTTGGTCTTTACCTCATTGACCATATCATTAAATGTTGCCATCTATTTTACTCCTATAGAACTGTAGGTTTTGTTGTAATCTTTCATCGTTAGGACTTAACTTCAGTGCGATCTTTCCGAACTTATTTGCTTCTTCCCAGTTTTCTAACTGCCAAGCTGAGACTGCTATTAGATCTGCAGCCATATGACCCCAGGCCCAAGACTCACTCATAAAGCCTGTTGTCTTTTCTGTTATACCAAATGCAACCTTTGATGAGTAGTTGCACTCTTTCCACCGCTTCTGTTCATAGTAGAAATTAGCTAGTGCTAATACTGCTTCTCTACTTTGATAGACCTCAGTGCCTTGTGTTAAATATTCCTCTGCATTGTCAGGATCACACTTTGCCATTAGGCGAAGTGCAAAGCCCTTCTCTGCCGGAAACTTAGATATCTCAACGTAGCGTTTAAATACTTCTAACGCTTTCTCAAAGTTCTCTTTGTAATAATATTCTCTGGCAAGGTAGTAAAGATTTCTTGGCTCAGGGTTTTCCTCTGCCGCACTCTCTAGCATTGGTAAGTAGTAACTTCTAATCTTAGAGTTATCTGGCTTATGCCAAACCTCTATATCGTATTTCTTAGTTACTTCTTTCTTACCGTATGTTCTAGGAACCTCGTGGATAGGATGTGACCAAAACACATTCTTTCTACGGTGGATTCTAAATCCATCAAACTCGTGCTTAGGAGTTCCATCTTCATTAAAGTCTGTTATAAATCTATAGTAGGCTCTATCAACATCATCTGCTAAGGCCTTCTCTAATTCACTACGCCAATCACCTACTAGCATCTCATCCATATCAAGTGCTATACACCAGTCAATATCTAGTGGTAATGAAGCTAATGAATAATTCCTTGCTACATCAAATCTGAATGGATCTACTCTACATTCAACTACGTTGATGCCCAGTTCTTTAGCAATCTTAACTGTGTCATCTTCTGAACCAGTGTCACAGATTAAAAAATAATCTGCACCCTTTGCTGATTCAAACCAACGCTTGACGTGCTTTGCTTCATTCTTTGCTATGGTATATACAGCTACCTTCAAAAGTCATTCACCTCTTTAAGTCGTAGATCAGAGTACGAGGGGAATTGTACTACTAAGTTAGGCTGTGTTATATATGGTTTAAGACCTTTAGCAAAATCTCTTAGACCGATATCTATATAAGAATGATAATCTTCAAGTTTATTTATGAAGTATTCTAATCTACTAGGATTTATACAGTAGGCTTGAGATCCTGTTGTTAATACTTGAATACCCCAGTGACGATTAACCATTCTTATTAGGCCAACATCTTTAGGAACTAATGCTCCGAGATAAAATATATCCCAATCTTCAGGTAATGTTTGCATTACCTTTTCAAACTTCTCATTGAAGTCTTCTACGAATAGAGCATCATCTTCTAGTATTAAAACTCTTTGTCCTGCTATTTGTTTCATTACCTGTAGATGACTTCTAAGTCCTGCGACTATTGGATCTATATCCAACTTCTTACCATCTACTGCAGAAAATCTTTTGTATTGGATATCTAACTTCTCTAGCTGAGGAGCTAACTTCTCCATACGATCTGTTCTTCTATCAAGATTAATTACTATAACCTTGTCAAAGAAATCATTGACTTTCATTAGATAACTCTACATTCCACCTAACATTAAGATACCAGGAAGCGCCGTAGCATCAGCTCCTGTTGGACCAGTGGCACCAGTTGCTCCAGTATTTCCAGTGGCTCCCGTTGCACCTGTAGCACCAGCAGGACCAGTAGGTCCTGTGTCTCCAGTAGGTCCTTGAGGACCTGTCGCACCAGTAGCACCAGTAGCACCTGCTGGTCCAGTAGGACCAGTATCACCAGTAGCGCCTTGCGCTCCAGTAGGTCCAGTTGGACCTTGAGGTCCAGTAGGACCGATCTCTCCTTGCGGACCAGTTGCGCCTGTGGCACCAGTATTTCCTGTAGCACCTGTCGCACCTGTGGCTCCAGTGGCTCCTTGCGGTCCTGTTGGACCAATATCACCTTGAGGCCCTGTAGCCCCTGTAGCGCCCGTAGGACCCTGTGGTCCAGTTGGGCCTATATCACCTGTAGGACCAGTACTTCCAGTGGCTCCTGTGGCCCCTGTAGGGCCTGTAGCACCCGTTGCACCAGTGTTACCTTGTGGACCCGTTGGGCCAGTATCTCCTGTTGCGCCTGTAGCGCCTGTTACACCTTGTGGACCTGTAGGTCCTATATCTCCCTGTGGTCCTGTTGGTCCTGTTGCTCCAGTAGAACCTGTGGCTCCTGTTTCTCCAGTTGCCCCTGTTGGTCCAGTTGAACCAGTAGCGCCCGTTGCTCCTGCAGGACCTGTAGGTCCTGTCTCACCCGTAGGCCCCGTTGAGCCAGTGGCACCTGTAGGCCCAGTGGAACCTGTTGGTCCCGTAGCTCCCGTATTGCCTTGTGCGCCAGTAGGACCTTGGGCACCAGTCGGACCTGTCTCGCCCGTTGGACCCGTACTACCTGTAGAACCAGTAGGGCCAGTAGGACCAGTACTACCAGTAGGACCAGTAGAACCTGTAGAGCCTGTGTTACCAGTTGCACCTGTTGCTCCTGTTCCGCCTGTTGAGCCTGTTGGACCACTAGGACCTGTAGCACCGCTAGGTCCTGTAGGACCTGTTGGGCCAGTTGCTCCTGGTATTCCTTGTGGACCTTGATCTGCTGAAAATGTGACTGCAACTTGTGGTGTAATAGATTCTACAACAATAAATGTTGTCATACTGTTACACCTCCAGTTATCACAAATCTACCTTCTAAAATTCTTGTTATTGTTCCACCTGAGTTAGCTACTAAATCGTAGGCATAACGATTAGGTGTTATATTGGTATCTGTAGATGTAAAGTTAACGATAATTCTACCTAATAGTGG